CAAATTCTTGGAGTACTATAAGAGTAAGAAATCTTCTACCAAGTGGAGGTGGTTTTACTGGAGATTATAACCAGTCTGACGGGACATCGCTCATTGGATGGACTTCTAGTGTTAGTGGTACTTCTAGAATATGGACTGCTTCCCATGGATTTGCAGGCGTTTACAGCAGCGCCATTAGTTTTGTTGGAAACGGAACTCATTCAATTGAGTTTATCTAGACTTAGTATATAATTTCAACATGGCTACGGTGAAAGAAACATTGGCAAAAATTGAATCACACGAAAGAGAGTGTAATATTCGATACACTGCTATAGAGAAACGCTTAGACAAAGGAGATGCTAAGTTTGACCGTATGGACACTAAGTTCACAACAATGATTATAGGCGTGTATGTCCTTATCATTGGTTCTAGCTTTTTATAAGGAGGTACCTATGGCTAAAGCCGAAAGCAAATTACCACAGTTAATCAACTTTGATGGTAAACAATACGATATAACCCAGATGACTGACCGAGTAGCTCAGCAATTTAACATGTTAGTTAGGTTACAAAGCGAATGGCAAGACGCTGATTTTAACTTACGAAAAGTAGAAGCAGCACAAAAAACAACTGTAACGGAACTGCAAGTCTTTTTAAAAGAAGATAAGATTAAATCAGTAGACGACAGGATAATAACACCATGAATGTAGAACAACTAAAAGAAGAGATTAAAAGACACGAGGGTGAAGTCTTAGAGATATATAAAGATAGTTTAGGCTACAAAACACTAGGTGTTGGGCACCTATGTCAACCCAATGATCCTGAATACGATTGGGAAGTGGGTACTAAAGTATCACAAGAAGTTGTTGATCTGTATTATGAAGATGATTTTGCTAAGCACGTAGATGAGGCTATACACGTGTTTGGTACAGAAGAAGATTTTTATAATTTACCCGAAAATATACAACATGTTATAGTTAATATGTGCTTTAATTTAGGAGGGACTAGACTTTCTAAGTTCCGTAACATGCTAAAAGCATGTAGAGCACACGATTGGAAACAAATGGCAGCTGAAATGGAAGACAGCAGATGGTTTAACCAAGTAGGAAGAAGGAGTCGAGAACTGCAAGAATCAGTTCTGAATACTGTATAATGAAAAAATGGCCTATATTAAACTTAACACATTCGGAGGGCTTGCCCCTAAAGCTTCTCCCCGTCTATTAAAAGATGAGTTAGCTACAACAGCTACTGACGTAAATCTTGAAAGTGGGCGTTTAGTACCTATAAGAGATAACTCTGATACTCTTACTCTTTCTAATTCTTCTAGGCAATCTGTTTTTAAGTACACAGATGATCCAGAACGTTGGCTACAATTCGATGAAGATGTAAATGTCGTGCGTAGTGCTATACCAGGAGATACCAATGACACGCTATATTGGTCGGGTCAAACTTTTCCTAAAATGGGTAGGTCTTCTGACATAATTGGCGGTTCTGTATATCCTAATTCTGCTTACAGATTAGGTATTCCCGCTCCTACAGCCGCTCCTACGGTAGCCCCAGTAGGACAAACACAGTTTGATGGAGTTATCGCATTTGTAAATGAAAGTTCTACTATAACAATAACTACTTCTACAAGTGGCACAGCCACTGCACATAGTGCTTCTGTAGGTGAATACATAACACTTACAGGTTTTTCTACAACGCAGGGAGTAGCTGCTGCAGATATAAACGGTAATTATAAAATAAAGACAGTGCCTAGTGTTTCTACTTTAACAGTAGAATTATCTGCTGCTGCAACGGGTACGGGTAACAGTGCCTCTGTAGCAAACGGTGTAGCACTTGGTGGTAATTCAGACGCAGAGTTAGATTACGAAACTTCCTACGTATACACTTTTGTATCTGCGTACGGAGAAGAAGGACCTCCTTCACCCGCCTCTACAGTTATAACCACGGATGATAATATGACCGTAGCTCTATCTGCGCTAGAGACTTCTACAAGTATTAGTAATACCAACTTATCAAAGAAAAGAATATACAGATCTAACACTGGTTCTAATTCTACGCAATTTCAATTTGTAGCAGAGCTGGCATTGTCTGCTACGACCTATACAGATGTATCAAAAAACACTGAACTAGCTGAAGTTATACCTTCTAGCACTTGGATTGCGCCACCAGATGACAGCGCTCTATACCCAGACGGGCCTATGAAAGGGTTGCTAGCTTTAGGTAACGGTACTTTTGCTGGTTTTACGGGCAATAGAATATGTTTTAGTGAAGCTTACCAACCACACGCTTGGCCTGCTGCTTATAGGCTAGGTATAGAAGAAAAAATAGTAGGTATAAAAGCCACCTCTAACGGCCTTATTGTAGGAACAGAAAGCACTCCTTACTTAGTAACGGGTAGCGACCCTTCAGCCATGATTGCTATAAAAATAGAAACAGCAGAAGCGTGTTTAAGTAAAAGATCTATGGTGGATATGGGCGAAACAGTGATATATGCAGGGCCAGACGGTCTTATTGCAGTTTCTGGTGCCCAAGCTCAAAATATAACAGAGCCGATAATAACTGCAGAACAGTGGCAAGCTAACTACTACCCTTCTACTATCACAGGTTTTTACTGGCAAGGAAGGTATGTAGGGTTTTACAACACTGGCTCCGGTTTTGGTGGATTTATATTTGACCCCCGACAGGGAACAAACGCACTTGTAGATCTAGATGCAGGTGCGTTAATACGCGGCGGTTTTACTGACCCTGACGATAACGAGCTGTATTTAATAATAGGAAATAAAATTAAAAAGTTTCAAGGTAGTTCTACTAACCTTACGTACAATTGGAAGAGTAAAGACTTTCCAATGGCAAGGCCTACTAGTATGGGGTTTGCAAAAGTAGATGCAGAAGCATACCCGGTAACATTAAAAGTGTACGGAGATGGCTCGGTAATATACAACGCTACTATATCTACAAGCGGTAGTATTTTTAGTATTACGGGTACCACTCCTAGTTTTAGTGCTACAGCTATACCCGAACCTACAGTGCGGTTGCCCGCAAGCGTACATAAAACTTTTGCTTTTGAGATAGAGACTGCGAAAATTGTAAACGAGGTTTGTTTAGGAGAGTCAATCGTAGAGCTTAAGGAAGTGTAATGACTACAAAACTTCCAGGCTTAAAAAATATACCTCCGAAAACTGACAGAGAACTAAAGATAGCACTCGATGCTATTAAAGAAGCATTAGAAGTTAGATTAGGCAGACGTGGTGATCCTTTAGATAGAGCTGTAACTCTTAGAGAATTATCTGATTCTGGTATCGTAAAGGTAAGAAACAAGGCTGTTGGTGTAGAAAATGGCATATCTCCTCCAGATGACGGTGGGCCTGGAGATCTTACCACCCCACCCGCACCTACTAACCTAGAAGCAAGTGGTGCTTTTACTGGCATACTTTTAACTTGGGACAAAGCTAGTTACGGGAACCACGCATACACAGAAATATGGAGATCGCAAGCAAATGCTCTTGGCGGCGCTACTCTTATATCTACTACTAATGCTTTTGTATATGCTGATGAAGTAGGTTATGGAGCTACTTATTATTATTGGGTTAGGTTTGTAAGTATTGCAGACGTAGTAAGCCCTTACAATGCTACTGAAGGCGTAGCTGCTACTACTGCAGTTGATGTTGGGGCAGTAATGCAAGCTCTTTCAGAAGAGTTAAGTGCTCTACCTGGTTTCTCTACATTAAACACAACTATACCTATTACTTTAGGTTCTACTACTGCTAACTTACAGACTACTATAGCTACTGTAAACTCTGCAGCTGCCGCCGCCCAAGCTTCAGTTAATAGTTTATCAACAAGTACACCTAGGGTTATAAGGTCAACCTCTGCACCTACAAGTAGAGATGACAGCAGTAGTTTGCAAGCTGGTGATATATGGATGGACACCGACAACGGTAATGAGATATTCGTGTACACCGGTAGTACCTGGGCAGCAAGTACGGCCGGGTCTACTAGTTCTTCTGATACAACTCTACAAACGCAGATTACCGCTAATGGTAATGCCATATCTCAAAACGCATCTGATTTATTATTAGTTGCGGGTGTTAGTGACAATGGCGATATATCAACTTCAATAAACATTACGTCTTTAAATTCTTCTATAACTAATGCTAATACAAACATAGGTGCAAATGCTTCTGCTGTTGCTGCTTTAACAACTAGGGTAACGAGTGCCGAAGGGACTATAACCTCACATA